CGTCCACGGCTGGCATATAGATTTCATCTGCGCCCACCTTGAGGCCATCACGGACGGCGTCGAGCTGGACACCGGCGAGCTGTACAACCGCCTCCTAATCAACGTGCCGCCGGGCACAATGAAATCGCTGCTTTGCGGTGTCTTCTGGCCCGCGTGGGAGTGGGGCCCGCGCAACATGGCCCACCTGCGTTACGTCTGCGCCTCGCACTCGCGCGACCTCGCCATCCGCGACGGACTGCGCATGCGGCGCCTGATTACGTCCGAGTGGTATCAAAAGCGGTGGGGTGACCGCGTTCAGATCACGTCTGATCAAAACCAGAAGACCAAGTTCGAGAATTTAGCCACCGGCTTCCGTCAAGCCGCAGCCGCCGGATCGATCACCGGCGCCCGAGGGGACAGGGTCATCATCGACGACCCTTTGAGCGTCGATGGAGCCAACTCTGACGCCATCCGCGAGAGCACGATCCAGTGGTTCCTTGAGGCCGTCCCGACCCGCCTCAACAACCCCGACAGCTCGGCCATCGTTGTCATCATGCAGCGCCTGCACGAGGCCGACGTGTCCGGCGTCATCCTCGACAAGCGCCTCGGCTACGATCACGTCATGCTGCCCATGATGCTCGACAAGTCCCGCGTCTACCCGACCAAGCTCGGCATCGTGGACCCCCGCGAGACCGAGGGCGAGCTGCTCTTCCCCGCCCGCTTCCCGCAAGAGGTCGTGGACCGCGACAGCAAGGTCATGGGCCCCTACGCCACGGCGGGCCAGTTTCAGCAGGAGCCCACGCCCCGGGGCGGCGGCGTCATCAAGGGCCAGTGGTGGGAGACGTGGATGGAGGAGGGCTATCCGCCATTCGACTATATTATCGCGTCCATCGACACCGCCTACACGTCCAAAACTGAGAACGATCCCAGTGCCATGACGGTCTGGGGGATCTTCTCGGGCGACATCGCCACCATGCGGGCCGAGGCGTTCATCAGCCCGAACCGGGGCAGGCGCAAGGACGTGGCCGACGAGGCCGCCAAGTTCGACGAGGGCGTCCGCATCCGCGACATGCTCGACCACAACCCCGAGTCCGTCCCCCGCGTCTTCCTCATGGGGGCGTGGCAGGAGCACCTCGAACTGTCCGCCCTCGTGGCTAAGGTCGCCAGCACCTGCCGCAAGTTCAAGGTGGACAAGCTCCTCGTCGAGGCCAAGGCCAGCGGCCTGTCCGTCGCCCAAGAGATCCGGCGCCTGTACGGGGCCGAGGAGTTCGCCGTCCAGCTCATCAACCCCGGCAGCCTCGACAAGCTGGCCCGGGTCTACTCCATCCAGCATCTTTTCTCCGAGGGCATGATCTACGCCCCCGACCGGGCTTGGGCCGACATGGTCATCCGCCAGTGCGAGACCTTCCCCAAGGGCAAGCACGACGATCTCGTGGACACCGTCTCCATGGCCCTGCGCCACCTGCGCGAGACCGGCTTGCTCGTCCGTGCGCCTGAGCGTATGGCTGAGATCGACGCCGGGCGCCGCCACATTGGCTCGGCTCCCGCACCCCTCTACCCAATCTAAAGGTCAAGGTCATGATCAACGCCAGCGCCACCGTAGACGTCATCACGCCCAACACTCCCAAAAGAATTGGGAACTTCCGGGTCGAGGTCTGGGGCCAGTCGCCCTACGACTTCGTCCGTCACTATGAGATTATGGCCCAATCTGATACAATCGCGGCACAGCAAGGCATTGCCCGCTTCGTCGCGGAGATGGAGGCAATGCCCGAGCCGCCCGTTCAAGGATCGTAACCATGCCTTTGCCCGGCCTCGCGCCCCAGAACATCCGCCTGCCCGGCCTGCCCGACGCGGCCATTCCCATGGCGCCAGACGTGATCATTGAGGCGACTGACGCCGAGGCCCCAGAGTTGAACGACAACGAGCCGATCCTCCGCATCGAGCACGACGACGGGTCGATCTCGATCTCCATGGACGGCAAGAGCCTCGTCGATCAGCCCGGCAAGGCCAAGGGCGCATGGTTCGACAACCTCGTCGAGGACATCGACCAAGGCGCGCTCGGCTCCATCGCCGACGAGCTGCTGCGCGGCATTGAGGACGACATCGAGAGCCGCCGCGACTGGATCGAGGGCCGGGCGCAGGGCATCAAGCTGCTCGGCCTGAAGCTGGAGATACCGGGCCTCGGGGGCTCGGCTGACGGCGCCCCGGTCGAGGGCATGTCAAGAGTCCGACACCCTCTGCTGCTTGAGGCGGTGCTGCGCTTTCAGGCCAACGCCCGCAGCGAGCTGCTGCCGACCGATGGCCCGGTGAAGATCCGGGACGACAACAACAACGGCACTCTGGAGGAGGACACGCTCGCCAACTCGCTTGAGCGTGACCTCAACCACTACCTGACGGCCACGGCGTCCGAGTACTACCCCGACACCGACCGCATGCTGCTGATGCTGGGCTTCGGCGGCACGTCCTTCAAGAAGGTCTACTTCTGCCCCCTGCGCGGGCGCCCGGTGTCCGAGAGCGTGGACGCCGACGACCTCATCGTGAACAACAGCGCGACCGACCTGCGCAACGCCAAGCGGATCACGCACCGCTCGATGATGCGCTCGTCCACAGTTCGGCGCCTCCAGATCCTCGGCGTTTACCGCGACGTTGACTTGCCCATGGCGAAGGATCCGGATCTCGACGCGGCGCAGCGCGAGGAGCGGGCCCAGCAGGGCATCTCGGCTGGCTCCTTCCGGCCCGAGGACCGCGACCGCGAGATCTACGAGGTCTATTGCGAGTTGGACATTCCCGGCTTCGAGCACAAGTACAAGGGCAAGGAGAGCGGGCTGGAGATCCCCTACCGGGTGACCATCGACCTGTCCTCCCGCGAAGTCCTGTCCATCGTCCGCAACTACGACGAGGACGAGGCGCAACTCCCCGAGGCGCGCACCAACTTCATCAAGTACACCTTCGTGCCCGGCCTCGGCTTCTACGACATCGGCCTGCTCCACATCCTCGGCAACACCACCAACTCCATCACGGCGGCTTGGCGCGAGCTACTGGACTCCGGCATGTACGCCAACTTCCCCGGCTTCCTCATGGCGGACAATGGCGCCCGCCAGAACACCAACATCTTCCGCGTCCCGCCCGGCGGCGGCGCGCTGGTGAAGACCGGCGGCATGCCGATCAACCAAGCCATCATGCCCCTGCCCTACAACAACGGCGCCGCGCCCTCGCTGATGAGCCTCGTCTCCAATATGGCCGAGACCGGCATGAGGGTCGGCGGCACGAGCGAGATGCAGGTGGGCGAGGGCCGCGCCGACGCCCCGGTGGGCACGACGCTGGCCATGATCGACCAAGCCACCAAGGTCATGAACGCCGTCCACAAGCGGATGCACTCGGCGCAGGCGCAGGAGTTCCAACTCCTCGCCCGCTGCTTCCACGAGAACCCCGAGAGCTTCTGGCAGCGCAACAAGAAGCCTGCGTATCCGTGGGACGAGGCGACGTTCCTCGCCGCGCTCAATGACTGCCAGCTTGTCCCGCAGGCCGACCCGAACACGGCTTCGCATTCTCAGCGCATGATGAAGATTATGGGCCTGAAGCAGCTCCAGCAGGGCAACCCCAGCCTGTACGACCCCATCGCCATCGACACCGCCGCCTTGCAGGCCATGGGCTGGAGCAATCCCCAGCAGTTCATGGTGCCGCCGTCTTCGCTCCAGAACAAGCCCCCGCCAGAGGTCCAGTACGCTCAGGCCATGGTGCAGATCAAGAAGCAGGAGGCCGACGCCAAGACGGCAATGGTCGGCGTCAAGCAGCAAGAGGTTGCGGCCAAGATGCAGGAAGGCCAAGGCGTTCAGGGCGCCCAAGGCCCGACCATTGAGGACCAGATCAAGATGGCCGAGTTGCAGGCCCGTCAGCAGGAAATGCAGATGGACCAGAAAGACTCGATGATGGACGCGATCAACCGCAAGCGCGACCGCGAGAGCCGGGAGAGGCTGGCGGCTGTGAAGCTGGCCGAGACCATCGCGACCGTGCCCGGCGCCGAGCAGGCGGTGCAGAGCCTGCTAGACCCCGGCATGATCCAGCGCCTTGAGAGCAACGAGCAGCCCCTGACGGCGGAGCAGTGAGATGGATGACGCTGCCTACGAAGCCCTCATGGGTCGCCTTGCCGAAGCGTATCCCGAGCAGTTCTCTAGTTTTCGCTTGTCAGATGCCGCGCTTTCTCGGCCCCAGATAGACGAGGGCATCCCCGTCTCCTTCAGCCCGTCACGCGGCAACATTTCGCCGATGGCGTCTGGAGCCATGAGCGTGATGCCCAGCGCCACCGGCAGGGCAAGCGTTCCGGCCTTTGGCGGTGAGTTGTCGGTGCAAGGCGGCTACCTGCCGATCCGTGGCGCACCGCCCATGACCCATCACGGCTTCTCGTTTGAGAAGCGTTTTGCCCACGGCGGCGAAGTAGACGCCGCCCTCCACGCCGTCCGCCACCACTTGGCTGGCGGCGGGTTCCTGTCCGACCTGTTCTCCGGCCCCGACTACCTGTCCACGGGCAAGGAGGCGTCCTTCGCCAACATGCCGACCCAAGACGAGACCAACGCCGACTTCTTCAAGGCCGACCGCGCCCTTCGCTTGGCGCGTGAGGTGCAGGCGCCCATGACAAGCTCGGTGCCTGACCGCGCCCCCCTGACGGCTCCGCGCCCGGGCCCAGTCGAAGTGCAGGAGCTTCCGATCAACATCCCCTTTGCCGCCCCCGAGCGTGGCGCAAGCCTGCTCAGTTCCGACATATCCCCGGCGTCCGTCACGAGCCTGCCGCTCGCCTACGCCCCCGCGCCCGCTCAGGCGGCCGCCGCTACGGCGATTGACGCGGCGACGGGTAAGCTGACCGCCCGCATGCCCGACGAGCCCCACGGCACGGCGCTGACCAAGCAGCAGGCCGACTACGTCATCCGCACCATCGCGGCGGAGACGAGCGGCAAGTCGCCGGAGGAGACGCAGGCCATCGCCAGCGTGATCCTCAACCGCATCAACTCGGGCAAGTATGGCTCCAGCCCCGAAGCCGTCCTGTTCGCCAAGCGCCAGTTTGAGCCTTGGATGAACCCGGCGGGCAAGAACTATCCCATGAAGATCTCGCCCGAGAGCCAGCGGTATTCCGACGCTCGGGACGCCCTTGAGGCTGCCATGGCGGGCGAGGACATTACGGGCGGGGCCACCAACTTCTGGGCTCCGGCTGCTCAGGAGGCGCTTGGTCGCCCCGCCCCGGCATGGGGCCGCACGGGCGGCGTGGACATTGGCGCAACGCGCTTCCACAAGCTTGAGCGTGATGCGGGCGGCGA